TCGCCCTTGCTATTGTAGAGGGTAAGCCTGTATTTAAGGGTGATATTGTTTATCATAAAGAATATGGAGCTATCAAAGTTATTGGGGCAGGCTTGGATCGGTATGGATTTGAGGGGATTGGGTTAGTAAGAAATCCATTTAAAACTTATGATGCACGAAGCTGTACACTTTCGCAACCAAAGCCTAAAACCGTAATGGTAGAGCTATTACGAGAGAATGCGAAGTATCTTATCAATGATTGCCACTTTATAAGTGCCGAGGGTAAAAGAGTTATAGAGGCATGTAAAAAAGCACTGGAGGAATAAATGAAATTTGAAAAAGTAAAACTTAAGGTTGGTAGTATGGTTAATCAATGCCCGTCTTGTGGCGAAATATTCAACTCTTTGGGCGCTTTTGACAAACATCGGGCAGGAGAATATGGAAAACCTGTAAAGGATGGCTATTCCCCATCCAGTAGGCACTGTTTAACGCACGATCAGATGATTAGCATAGGGATGCTTAGGAACTCAAAAAATAACTGGATTTCAAGCCCTATGCCTGAGCGTGAATATGCGCTCTAAACTCACATTAACCCAGCGTCAGCGTAATAATCACCATCCAGGATTTATCAGAGAGTGGAAGAAGTATACCAAAATACGAAGAATGCTGGGATTGTGGATAAAGTTAGGTAAAAAGTAGTAATATATTATATTCCTGAGATTAGGCTAGTCTGGTTAAGTCACTCGCTTTGGAAGCGAGATAGCGTTGGTTCGAATCCAACATCTCAGACCAATTTAGGAGGATGTATGTTTGAAGTTATTAATGGCGGGAATTTACCAATTAAAGCATGGACAAAAGGTGTCCAAGTTGAAGATGGCGCAAAACAGCAATTAATCAATCTATCAAACATGCCATTTATCCATAAGCATATTGCTGTAATGCCAGATGTTCACTGGGGAATGGGTGCGACTGTAGGAAGCGTTATAGCCACCAAGGGAGCGATTATCCCAGCCGCCGTAGGTGTTGATATAGGTTGCGGCATGATCGCGCAGAGAACCACGCTTACAGCCTCGGATTTGCCTGATAACTTGCATTCTTTGCGCTCATTAATAGAGTCAAGAATTCCGCACGGGCGAACAAATGATGGTAAACCGGGGGATCGTGGAGCGTGGGAGAATATCCCTGCATCATATTCGAACACGCTAAAAACTCACTTGACATTATTAAGTCCAATAACAGAAAAACATCAGAAGCTTGAAAAGCCAGCTTTAAGAGCGCAACATCATGCCGGAACATTGGGGACAGGGAATCATTTCGTTGAAATTTGTCTTGATGAAAATCAACAGGTATGGATTATGCTGCATTCTGGTTCGCGTGGAATTGGTAATGCAATCGGGCAATATTTTATCGAAGCAGCTAAAAAGGAAATGGAAAAATGGTTTATTACTTTGCCAGATAAAGATTTGGCTTACATTCCACAAGATTCTAAATTATTTAATGATTATTTTTATGCTTTAGATTGGGCACAGAATTTCGCTAAAATCAATCGTGAATTAATGATGAGTGCAGCCATTCAAGCGTTGCATGAAATTATTATTAAGCCATTCTCGTGCGATATAGAGGCTGTAAATTGCCACCATAATTATGTTAATTGGGAGCGTCACTTCGGTGAAAACGTAATGATTACGCGCAAAGGTGCAGTAGACGCGCATGATGGCGTAATGGGAATTATCCCCGGCAGCATGGGTGCAAAGTCGTTTATAGTTCGCGGCAAGGGTAATAGAGAGTCGTTTAGTTCTTGTTCGCACGGTGCTGGGCGTTCTATGTCACGAGGTGAAGCAAGGAAGAAATTTACGATTGCAGACCATGAAAAAGCCACTGCTGGGGTTGAATGTAGAAAGGATGCAGAGGTGATAGATGAGACACCAGCAGCTTATAAGGACATAGATGCGGTAATGGCAGCGCAATCTGATCTTGTGGACATTGTGCATACATTGAAGCAGGTATTATGTGTTAAGGGTTAAAAAGTAGTTGTATTTGTAGTAAAAGTGCGGTAAAGTTGCTGTAATTGTGGGCCTTGGAATCCACGATGAACAATCAGCGGAGTTAAGGGAGAGCCTTAACCGAGCCAAGATTCTGATTGATCGAAGGTTCGCCTAACCCGCTGTAGTTCATTTTAACAACTAAGCGTCTTGGGCAACTAAGGCGCTTTTTTATTGGCGCTGACACGGAAGTGACTCGTTAGATAATTTGCTTAAATCGGCAAGATGCACCGGATAGATAGGCCACTATATGCCCCGTAGTGATAAGCCTCAAGGCGTTGATAAAGCGACCTTACAACCTTTTAAACTTAAGCGGCAAAATAGTTTAATTGAGGATTGAATTTATCCGTTATGCGCACTTAGCAATATTCAGGTATTAAAAGGATATTGTGGAGAAAGGCTCTGAGTTATCTCATTGCCCCTTAGAGAAGCATTACTTAATGAACTAAATAAGACCTAAACACAAAGCACTCAATTGCTGTTAGTGCTTCCTCACTAGACTGAAAAGTAACAAAGCACTCCTCTGGATCGTATTCATCATATTCTAACGACCATCCTGGACAATGAGAATCTAACCATTTAAAGGTTAATTCAGATCGTGGCAGGAATACTGAGTATTCCATATTGTCATTGATTAAGAGCATGATTTAGTCTTTAAACTCATAGTATGTCACAGCTTTTAAACCTTCGGCGTCCAATATTGCTAAACATGGTTTGTCACCTTCTTCAAGGAAACCGTAAAGTGTTGTTCCTTTGTATCCACACATTTCTGCATATTCTTGTATGCTAATTCCAAGCTGTGACATTTTATCACTTATGCTTTCCCTAACCATATCTTCATCCATGCTACATGGTATTCCTGCCATAATTAACCCCTATTCTGTTTAACCTTCAATTCCTTCAAAACCTTAACTTTCATCAAATTAAACTCTTTGCATGAAAAGTTATCCTCTGTAATCTCGTGAGCTTTGATCTTGCTTTCTGCCCACATTAATTCAACCCCATAATCGGTAAAATCTGCATCCACACGGGAGAAATAGTAAGCATAGAGCGTTTTGGCTAGCTTTGATTCGATCTTTGCTAGTGTTCGAGGGTTGTCTGTGCAGGCGTCAGACTTAGACCCGTAAAGTAGGAATAAAGTGCAAGCTGCCAGAACACAAGTATAAAACACAAATTTATCTCCGGATATTTTCATATATAACCTCCATATTTAACAAACAAAGCACAAATAATAACCAGAAAAACAAACCCCTGTATATCAGAATTTTCCATTTTTCACCCCCAGCATTTCACAAGTTTTGTCGATAACCCAGACATGGCCGTCACTATCAAGCCGTACAAACCCCTTCCGGCAGACTAACAGCTCACCGAGCAGGAAATCACGTTGATGAGTCAATACTTCGACTTTATTCTGTAGATCGGCTATTTCTTCAACTGCCGTGTCAAGTATGTCACTCATGATTAAATCCTCCTTTCTTGAACAAATCCGCAAATATGACATATTCTACGTTGCCACGGTTCAGAATGTGTTTTTATAATTGCCCCTGTCCACTTATCAGTGGTCAACATTGGTTGTTCATATCTAATCCATTTTGACCATTTATGAAATATGTGCATGATTAATACCTTTCTCCAAAATGCTTCGTTATAGCTGCTGAATTATCCCAGACCATAGATGATAAAGGACGGGAGATTTTAACCCAGCGTACACGCCTTATAGCGCGTTTAAGCAGGCATGACAGGTAAGAGTGACAGCGGATTTTATAGGTCATAATGCAATTCTCCTTAATTAATTGATAAAGCCTTTGAAATTCCATAAACAAGCGAGTGTTGATTGAGGCCTAGATTTTTATTAGCAATCCACGCGATCAGCAAATATTGCAATGACTTGTTGGATTCTCGCAATTCGGCACAGTGATAATGAATTTCCGATAGATCAGGCTGTCCGCATAACAAATGATTCCCTTCTGCTTTCCACGGATGGAATTTTACAACTTCCATTATTTCGCCATCGAAATCATAGTCGAATCTGTCAATTACTTTTCCCCAGTTAAATTTGCTCATTTTTCACCTCGATTTATGCACAATATAGCCAGCAGATTGTGCGATTGTTAAATTGTGTTTTTCAAAACAGCCCAATACATACATCCAGTTGCTCTAGCTGCATCATCTGCGGCTTGAAATGTGCTGAACGGGTCAGCCATGCGAATGTCGCGCACAAATCTTGCGGAACCCAGGAACCCTTCATTAGTGGCTACATAGAACATTTTAATTACTCCTTATTGTGCGATTGTTGATTAATATTTAAAAGGCCATTTAAATACAGGTTCAGAATAAGAATCATTTCTTTGTTCCCATAATTTGCATTCCTCTTCTGCATACCAAAATTCTTTCAACTGCGTAGGATTAAGTCCAATTAGTTCTTTTGATGAACAATCAGAAGGAGTATGGTTTTGGCATGTTTGGCAATTTTTTATCATTTTAATTACTCCTTATAGATAATAGTTAAACTGCGGTGTTGATGGTTAGGATTATAATCGCAGTAAATAGCATGTCAATAGGTAAATGCAAATAAATTTAATCTTTTTAATAAGTGCTTGATATATATATATATGGATAGTGTATTATCGGACGGAAATTAAATATTAATAAGGCAAAAATATGGCTAATTTTCTAACTGACTTGCTTGTAAAAAGTGGCGAAACATCAAAATCACAGAATGTGTCCAAGGCCGCATATCAAATTAATATTGATAAAGAGTACACAAAGCACGTAACAGACTCAATCGAAGACGGCAAAGAGCCAATGACTAAAGAAGAGTTTGCGAAGTCGCGGCAGGGGATTTAATAATGTATACGTTATTCGGTTGGAATATGAAGCAACTCGGCGCGGCCAAGGCATATCACTATTCGATAACAAATGAAAATCTTGAGCCTGATTTGCAAGGAATAACCAAGTTAAAGATGTTTTGGCAGAGTCGCAGAAATGATGAGCCTTTAGGCACTACTTTTATAAACGCAGAGCCTGAAATTGATTTAAAGTGGGCATGCGATGCATTTGGTGGAAACTATAGATAGTAGAGTAAAAATGACAAAAATCGAAGAATTGATAAGCAGAGTATTCCAGGCAAGGAATATTGCTCATAGAGAACACCTCAAGACAGATAGTTATGCTAAACATATGGCATTAGGGCAGTTTTATGATGACGTAATTGAATCAATTGATGAAATCATCGAAGTGCATCAAGGAAGGCACGAGCTAATTGGTGATTTCATTGTAAAAGACCAATTGCCAAAAAATGTAACAGCTTATCTAATAGCAGAAGCTGCATGGATAGAAAATACCCGTAATAGCTTTGATACATGCCCAGCCGTGCTAAATTTAATAGATGGATTGGCAGCTGTTTATCTAAGGGCCGTATATAAGCTAACAAACTTGGCATAATGTTGTAAAAATGAGACAAACGGACTAGAACGATTCTAGGATTGTTGTAAAAATACAACAAATTGGATTTAAAACAATGGCAGCTCCTAAAGGCAACTTAAATGCAAGTAAATCAGGCACTTTCGCAGATGCTTTGAGAAAAGCTATAGCGCAAAGCGATGGTATTAAACTAAGGATGGCAGCTGAAAAGCTTCTTGACTTAGCCGCTGAGGGTACACCGTGGGCTATTAAAGAGTTAGCCGATAGAACAGATGGTAAAGCCTTCCAATCTATTCAACTCAGTGGTGACAATGAAAACCCTTTATTTACAATAATTGAGCGAGTCATAATTGATAAGTCTAAGGATTGAAACCCCTAGAGTATTTGTTCCTTTGCTGCAACCTGCTAGATACAAAGGCATCCATGGTGGCAGGGGATCAGGCAAATCTCACTTCTTTGGCGACTTGTGGCTAGAAGAGAATGTGCAAAGCAAATATGATTTTGTATGTCTGCGTGAAACTCTTAAATCCCTCGAATTTTCAGTCAAGAAGCTCTTAGAGGGCAAGATAGAGCAATACAACGCTGGTGCTTATTTTGAAGTACAAGATAGACGTATTATAAGCAGGCATGGGGGAGTGACGATATTTGAGGGTATGCAGAACCATACAGCCGATTCTATCAAGTCGCTAGAAGGGTTCGACCGTGCATGGTTCGAGGAAGCCCAAAACGCCAGCGATAAGAGTCTGACATTACTAAGGCCAACTATCCGAAAGAACGGAAGCCAGCTGTGGTTTAGCTGGAATCCAGACAAGGAAACAGACCCAATTGACGCTTTGCTTCGTGTATCGAGACCAGATAACGCAATAGTCGTAGAGGCAAACTACATGGATAATCCACTATTCCCGCAGGTATTAAGGGATGAAATGGAATATGACAAGAAGCGCGACCCTGACAAGTATAGGCATGTATGGTTGGGTGGTTACCAGACTAACTCGGAAGCAAGGGTGTTTAGGAATTGGAAGGTTGAAGAATTCGAGCGACCAGAAGGAACAATTCACAGACTTGGGGCAGACTGGGGCTTTTCTGTTGACCCAAGCGTATTGGTTAGATCAAGTATTGAAGGCAATCGGATATACATAGACTATGAAGCCTATCAGGTAGGATGCGAGATTGTTAACCTGCCGGAACTTTTTATGTCTGTTCCAGAGGCCGAGAAGTGGCCTATAACTGCTGATAGTGCCAGACCTGAAACTATAAGCCACATGCAGAAGAACGGCTTCCCTAAGATTAGATCGGCTATTAAGGGCGCTAAGAGTCTTGAAGAAGGGGTAGAATTCCTCAAAAGTTACGACATTATCGTTCATCCTAGATGTGTGCATACAATTGACGAATTAACATTATACAGCTATAAGACAGACCCTCTAACAGGACAGGTTATGCCAATACTAGCTGATAAGGACAATCACATGATTGATGCATTAAGATATGCTTGCGAAGGCGCAAGACGTGCCATTAAGACAAAGAAGCAAGAGGATAAGGCTGAGAAACATCAAATGTATTCAGGGAATCAATCATGGATGGGAATATGAGAGAATTCAATGAGGTAATAAATAGCATCTTACAGGATGAAGAAGAGGCGACTTTTATAACAAATCTTACTGAACAAATATTTCAATTAAGAAAAGCTCTTAAATATACAACATTCCAAGCTGATAAGTGGCATTATGAAGTAACTAAAAAGTATATTGAAACAAAAGAAATGGATGAAGCAAGAAAATTGATCGAAGGATGGCTAGGATGAAAACAGGCACATTAGAACTTGGTCAGGCATCATTGCATATTGGTTATTCTCAGATACTACCAAAGCAACGGGACAAAATAAGGGAAATAACCGAATTTTTTGTGCATGAAAAAGAGCGAGGAAAAGGATTTGGGTCTGAATTACTCAAGGATGTATGCGAACAGGCAGACTCGAAAGAGATAACCTTATTACTTAAAGCGGATACTGAAAGACTAGAAAACTATTATAAACGCTTTGATTTTGTGACAATTCAGGCAGGAAGTGATATATTAATGGCAAGACAGCCCAAACGGGCTTAACCATACGCAGTGATGCGATAGGGGCGAAGATGGAAGAGAAAAAAGAAAGCGTTGTAGAAGAAGCCCGCGAACGGTTCCGCCTTGCTGAAAAGTATTATGCACCTGGACGCTTGCAGGCCGTTGAAGATACCAAATTCTATTGGGGTGACTCTGAGAACGGCTATCAATGGCCTGACGAAGTGCGCAAGATGCGCCAGTTTGATAAACGGGTATGCTTAACCATCAACCTTACAGCTCAACACGTTAATCAGATAGTAAACAATATCCGCCAGAATCGCCCTTCGTGCCGTGTCATGCCAGTGGATGACTACGCAGACAAAAAGACCGCAGAGATTCTTGCAGGTGTAATCCGTAATATCCAAACTACAAGCGCAGCAGATGATGCTCACGATTTAGCCGCAGAACACGCCGTTGTTGGCGGTGAAGGGTATTGGAGGGTTGTCACTGAGTACGAATCTCCATCTAGTTTTAACCAAGTTATCCGCATAAAACCATGTCCTAACCCAAATAACGTATATATTGACCCTAACTGTAAAGAGCTAGATCGATCAGATGCTGAATGGGGTTTTGTATTTGAGGACATTAAGAAAGAGTCATTAGAGCGCGAACACCCTGAAATTGACCCTATAAGCTGGGTTCCTGACAAAATGCATTGGGTTAAAGAAGATACTTTCCGCCGTGCTGAATACTTCTATTGTACTTACGTCAAAGACAAAGCGCTTCTCTTAGAGAACGGCGAATCAATGCTCGAATCTGAGATGGAGAAGAACGACGTAATTCGCTCGGGTGATACGCTAACTCATTCAAGCGGTGAGTCAATCAAGATCGTCAAAGAGCGCGATACAGAGCGCAAACAATGGAACTGGTGTCAGTTGATCGGTGGCGAAGATAAGCCCGTAAATCCTACTAAATGGCTAGGTGAATATCTGCCTATCATTATGGTGGTAGGGAAAGAGATCAATATTAATGGCGAAGTGAACCGTAAAGGATTGGTAAGGGACATAAAAGACCCCGCCCGTATGGTTAACTATTCGTATTCTGAAACAGTCCAAACACTAGCTTTGCAGAACAAAGTTCCTTATATGGCTGCTGCTGAAGCGATAGAAGGTTATGAACAAATATGGCAATCAGCTAACCTAGAAAATAGAGCATACCTTCCATTCAATGCCACGGATGACGAAGGAAACCCTCTTCCTACGCCACAACGTCAACCTCCTGCTGTAATGCCAGCCGCACAGGTTCAGCTGCTTCATTTAAGCACAGAAGAGATGCGCGGTGCATCTGGTCAGCAAAATAGCAACTTCGGTATTAAGTCCGAAGCCTCTAGTGGCGTAGGCATTCAAAGACTCAAGCAACAAGGTGAAGTTGCAACATTCCATTTCCCTGACAACTTAGCTCGTGGTTTGAGATATGAAGCCAAAGTTTTGATTGATTTGATTAAAAAATATTACGACACAAAGAGAATTGTAAGAATATTAGGGCTTGATGGTAAGCAAGAGCAAGCTACTTTAGACCCAGATCACCCGCAACCTTATGCAGAATATGATATAGGTGAACAGGATATACAAAAAGTATTTAATCCTTCTGTTGGGCAATATGACGTGGTTATCGACACTGGCCCATCATTCCAGACACAAAGACAGGAGGCTTTTGCTACTATGTCGGATATGGCAAGCCGTAATCCAGTATTGATTCAGCAGGCTGGCGATTTGATAATGCGCAGCTCTGATTACCCTGGTGCAGATAAGATTGCTGACCGGCTGGCTAAATTCCTTCCTCCTAACATAGCCGACAATCAAGGAGGGGCTGAACAGCAACTAGCTCAAGCTGTTCAACAAGGTCAGCAGATGCAGCAACATATTGAACTGATGACGCAACAAATGCAGGAAATGCAGCAAGAACTACAAACAGCACAATCAGGCATTGCAAAGTCACAAGCTGAAATTGAAGCTAAAAAGCAAATGGCTGAATTGGACGCACATCTGGCTGATATGAAAATGCATCATGAGGCTAATATTAAACGGCAGCAATTACTAATGGATGAACAGTTCATGCGTGAAAAAGCTGACCTTGACGCACAATTAGCTATGCAAAAAGCTGCCAAGGATAATGAAGTTAAAATCATCCTTGCTAAACTTGATATTGAAAGCAGGGAAGATATAGCAGAATTGAATGCTTATGTTGAACTACAAAAGGTCGGAATGCAAAATGATGCTTTGACGGCTGATGTAAATAAAGATATTAAAGAAGAATCAAATTCTTGACACTTATTTATTAATGCTGTATATAGTGTCTCATAAATGACACGTTACTTTTTTACAACGTTGCATTTTAGCAACAAACTGACTAGGCAGCTCCTAGGTCTTAACGCAGCGATGCGCCGGAGATAGAAATGACTGATGAAGTCCAAGAAGTAATAGAACAAGCTCCAGTTACAGAGCAAAATGTAACGCCACAGCCAGAGGAAATTGAGGCCAAAGCTGGTGAAGAGAATACTCAAGAGGAAAAAAAGTCATTTACACAAGCTGAACTTGACAAAATAATCCAGAAAGAAAAAGCAAAAGCAGAGGCCAAAGCCGAACGCAGAGCTTTAAAAGTGTATGCTGAAAAGCTAGAAGGGATGACCCGCCAGCCAATACAACAAGAAACGCCAAAAGATAGTAAGCCACGGTTAGATCAATTTGCAAATGTGGAAGAATATGTAGAGGCAGTATCTGATTGGAAACTGGCACAGCGGGATGAAGCAAGTAACCGTACTAAAGCAGAAGAATATAGCCGTCAAACGCTGTCTAAAACTGAAAAGATGTATGCAGAAGCTACAACTTTAAGCAAAGACTTCGACAGGGCTGCATTCGATGAATTGCCACTTACACCAACGATTGCGCAAGCAATTATTGATAGTGACATTCCTGCAAAGATTATGGTTCATTTGAATTCAAATCCTGATGAAGCTGACCGGATTGCACGATTAAGCCCAGCACGGCAAGCCGCTGAGATTGGGAAGATGGAAGCTAAACTAGCGACCTCTCCCGCAAAGGTAAAAACAAGCAACGCGCCAGACCCTATAAAGCCTATTGGCTCAAAAGGTTCTACACAAGGAAGCCTTGCTACTGCCTCAATGGATGATTACATCGCCATGAGAAAGCAGCAAGGGGCAAAGTGGGCGCGTTAAACTAAATCATATGCCGTGAGGCTATAGGAGAAAAATTATGTCAAACAGTCTAGTAACGTGCAGTATCGTAGCCAAGGAAAGCTTGGCTATTTTGGAGAACATGCTGGGGTTCTCAGCTAATGTAAATCGTGATTGGGAGCAGGAATTCACTACCAATATGGGACGTGGATATGCCCCTGGTAACACTATTAACATCAAGAAACCACCTCGTTATACCTATCGTTCAGGTCGTGTCGCTGTGCCTCAAGCAACTACTGAAACAACTGTTCCGCTAGTCTTGCAACAAGGTGGTACTGACCTTAACTTTACATCGAACGAGCGTACTTTGTCCTTGACTAAGCTGGAGCAAAAACTTCAAGCAGCCATGGCAACAGTAGCCAACGAAATTGACCGTCAAGGCTTGCAACTTGCCCACGATACTGTTTTTAATGCCCTTAACTCAACCTATGCTGCCCCAAATACCCAAGTTTTGGCAATTGGTGGTATTACTGCGATTAATCAGCGTTTGGACGAAATGGCGGCCCCACGTGATAAACAGCGTGCAATGTCTCTTTCGCCAGCTCTGAATGCAAACTTTGTAACTGGTTTGGCTGGTCTGTTCAATGCTTCTGACAAAATCAGCAAACAATACGGCTCTGGCATGATGGTTGAGTCGCTTGGCCTTGCTTATCATATGGATCAGAACGTCGCTACTCACACTAACGGTGCGGGTACAGCTTCTAACGTTAACGGTGCTAACCAAACAGGTTCAAGCGTTACTGTAGCGGCAACAGGTGCGGGCACAATCACTAAGGGCACAATCGTTACCTTTGTGGGTTGCAACGCGGTTAACCCGCAGTCTCGTAGCTCTACAGGTCAATTGGCACAGTTTGTTATCACTGCGGATGTGGCGCAAGGTGCTACCAGCTTGCCAATTAGCCCAGCAATCGTTACGAGCGGCCCATTCCAGAACGTAACTGCTTCGCCTACTACTGGTCAAGCGTTTGTGATCTTCGGTGCAGCTTCAACTAGCTATACCTGCTCAGTTGGTTATCACAAGGATGCGTTTACGCTGGCAACTGTTCCAATGTGGACACCTCCGGGCGGTAAGGGTGTTATTGATGTAGCTCAAGAAACCTATAACGGCCTGACCATGAAGGTTACAGAGTTCTATGACGGTATTAACGATAACTCGATTATGCGTATAGACGTATTGTTCGGTTATGCTGCGACATACCCTGAATTGGCCTGCAAATACGCCGTTTAATTTATAACCCTCTTCGGAGGGTATTTAAGGAGAAATATTATGTCAGTTA